TGTGTAATTGCAAACAACACTAGCAATAGTTACTAGTGAAGTCGCAAGTACATATAGGTCTAATAAATATGCCATTAAAACGGTACTCCCCAAGCTGTAGGAGGTGTCTTAGACTTTGTAATCTGCGCGGCTACTTTGTCTTCAACGCGGGTAACTTCGTCTGAGCCTAGTGTTTCTTTTACCCAACCGACTACATTAGCTTCCGTAAGGCTATCGTAGGCTGTGTAGCCTTCTGCGCTTGCGTCAGGCGTATAGGACTCCATGCCCGATACTGTGCCTGTGTGATCGCCATCGGTTTCTGATGCGCTCCAAGCGGCATGTACTACGCCCTTGTCAGAGTCTGTGTTGTATTCTATGTTTGTGATGTTCCAAGTGACTGCCATTTTGTTTCTCCTTTTACGCGGCTTCTGCGGCTGTAATAGCGGCATTGATGGTGGACATATCTTCACTGCCCCAATCATCCATTGCTACGCCACCTGATAAGTATCCTGAACTTCTCATAACACGCTCTTTAACTTCATCGTCTGTCATGTCAGAACAAAAATCGTTGTCTGAATCTAGGGCGTTTGTAATAACGCTTACGCTACCTAACATTGCAGAATACATCTGCGCTTTTTCTTCATCGGTTCTTGTTACTTCTTCACTCATAATTATTTATCCTTCTAGGGTTTCTATTCGTGCGGTTAATGCTTCAATCAAGGCTTGTTGCTCTTGTATAGCTTTGACTAGGATTGGTACGAACTTGCTGTACTGTAGACCCATCTGCTTGCCGTCTTCTGTGTGGCTAGAGACTAGGTTGGTTTTGTTGTCTTTGTCGTATCCTGCCGCTATTTCTAGGGCTTCTACTTCTTGGGCTTTAAAGCCTATGTCCAACCAATCTTCTTTGTGAGTACCATCTGGAGTCTGTGCGTTAAGGTCATAGTCTTCAGCGTACTTGTCGCCATAATTGGCTCTTTTATCCCACTTGTAGGTAACAGGTGCTAGGGCTTTTACAAAGTCTAAGCCTAAGTCTAAAGCGGTAAAGTCTGCCTTATCTCGCGCATCAGACGCTACTGACCAATCTACTTGGATGTTTGCATGGGTAATGTTTCCATCGCCAAGAACTATCCTATTGTCTGCGGTTACATGGTTACCGCCAGGACTTCCTGTGCGTCCTGAATCTTTACCTAAAAATAAATTATTACCGCCGCTTGTTAATGCTAAACCTGCGGCATTGCCCATAAGAGTGTTATTTTGACCTGTAACAAGAACTCCCGCACTTGACCCTACTGCGGTATTAGAAGAGCCACAGTTAGCTGATAATGCTGAGTACCCAACAGCTACGCATCCTGCACCATCATCAGTTGCATCACCTGCAAGAGCGCCCACGAATGTGTTAGCTGTGCCTGTGGTTATTGAGTATCCTGCATCGTGACCTACTGCGGTGTTGTACATATCTGTAGCTGAAGAAGGGTTTTGTGATGCTAAAGCCTCCATACCAACTGCTACTGACTTGCTACCTATTGTATTTGAACCTAGCGAACCAAAACCTACAGCTACGTTAGCGTCTGCATCAGTAATGGCATCTCCTGCGTTACCACCGATGAGGGTGTTTTGAACGCCTGTTGTAACTGCGGTTCCTGCATTTGACCCTACTGCGGTATTGTAAATATTGCCAGACGAATTAACCTGAGCCTTTAAAGCGCGTGTTCCAATTGCTACGTTATTTTGACCGCCTGTTTCAGTGCTTAATGCTTCAAAACCTACTGCAACATTGTCTGCCGCGGCTTGAAGAGCATCTCCTGCTAATCCACCTATGAGGGTGTTTTGGATGCCTGTGGATACTGAGCCACCTGCAAACATACCAACAGCGGTATTATAGGCATCTGTAGCAGATGTAAAGTTTTGAGCAACTAAGGCTTGATAGCCAATAGCTACGCTTCTACTACCTAGAGTATCACCGCCTAAAGCACCAGAACCAACAGCTACATTGTAATCAGCATCTGTTAGCGCATCACCCGCAAGACTACCAATAAGGGTGTTGTTAACGCCTGTGGTTACTGCTTTTCCTGCGGAATGACCAAGAGCAGTATTATATCCATTTGCACCTGAACCTAAAGTATGTGTGGCAAGTGCGTCTGTTCCTACTGCTGTATTTTTATCTGAAACTGTATTTGTTGCGAGTGACCCATGACCAACTGCTACGTTTTGTCCTCCGATTGTTATAGCACCTGCGGCATTATATCCTACTGCTACGTTGTTATTGGCTCCTTGCATTGCATCACCTGCTAAACCGCCAATGAGGGTGTTTTGTACGCCTGTGGTTACTGCGTATCCTGCAAAATGACCCACCGCAGTGTTGTACATAGTAACGGCTGATGCAGGGTTTTGTGTTCGTAACGCAGATGCTCCAACAGCAACTGACGCGCCTCCTAGAATGTTTGTCCCTAAAGAGTCATAACCAATAGCAACATTTTCATCAGCGTCAGTAGTAGCATCACCTGCAAGACCACCAAGGAAAGTATTTTTAACGCCTGTGGTTACTGCGGCTCCTGCTGACATTCCCACCGCAACATTGTATGCGTCCGTAGAAGATGTAAAGTTTTGCGCTAATAACGCATTCATTCCTACAGCTACCGACCTATTTCCTTTAGTCTCTGCACTTAAAGCGTTTGCACCAACAACAGTATTATAATCTGCTGTATTTATAGCGTCACCTGCTCCATAGCCTACAAACGTAGAGTAATCACCCGTAGTAATCGCAGTACCTGCTTCATCGCCTACGACAACATTATAATTACCACCGCTTGTAATGCTGTTACCTGCGTTGACACCAAATCGGACGTTAGAGGTTCCTGCGGTTGGGGTGGATAGAGAGCCGTCTCCTGCTATTTGAAAACGAGGAGAGTTGTTAGTAGAAAAAATCATTGACCCATTAAAATGATTGTTTAGATGAGCAGTATCAGAAGAACTGTCGTTATATATGTTAAAACCATTAGAAGATGATTCTTGACTTTTTAATCTTATGCCTGAAGTTGTTGTTCCAATAACGTCTAAAGCTACGTCAGGTGAGCCAGTTCCTATTCCTACAGCATTATTTTCACCATCAACAAACAGCATATTGGCGTTGCCGTCTGACTCAACGCGGAAGTCTAGGTCTTTGGAGTTGTCATTAATAACAGTTTCAGTAGCGTTCATTAATATGCGAGATATGCCTTCTTCAGTAGCAAGACTCGTCATTAACTCAAGCCTACCGTCTTCTGTTGCATTACTTGCATCTACGATTCTAGCTTCTATCTTGGCGTAACCATGTGCTTCTGCCGCATCATTTTTACCATTAAAAGAAATTGTACCTATTGAATCTCCATCAGCAGGGTTTGCTGATTGCCTATCTAGTACAAGCAAAGGCCCTGCATTTGCATCTGCATCTGTAGAAATAAGGGTTAGCTGTGGGAGGTTGTCGGCTGTGGTAAATGTTGCAGATGTTGCCGCTATTGTAGAACTAAACGTAGCCGCACCTGCCGCTGTAATTGTAAGTCTGTCGTTATTGCCGCCTGTACCAATTACAAAATCATCACTTGTACCTGTGTGCATGACAAACTGGTTAGCTGTGTCGTTTCTAAATGTAATTGAGCCAGAGTTAGCACCGCCAAACCTAATAATATCGTTAGCAGAACTAACATAATCACCGAAGCCGTCTCCGGCTATGCGGAAGCGTTCGCCTCCTGCCGTAGAAAAGCCAAGAATATTTGGATTAATGTTGAACATCCCAGTATCAGAATCATCGTGAAAACTATGTGCAGGAGTGGACGCACTTTCACGACCTGTCAAAACTGCTGAGTTTTCAACTCGCATATCTCCGTTTACTTGTAGAACAGTTGAACCTCCAGATATTGTAGCCCCCCCTATTCCTACCGCATTATTACCACCATCAACAAACAACATATTAGCGTTGCCGTTTGATTCGACTCTAAAATCAGAATCAAGGCTATTTTCGTTAAAAACAATATTACCGTTTTGACTAATGTTTATAGCGGGATTTGAAAAAGTTGTACCTTCTGATGCGGTAGAAGGAACAATTGAGAATGTATTTGATACATGTGTAGCCGCTCCAATCTGCCAATTATATTGACCACTAGCTAATATAAATTGTTGTTTTAGACCATTACCACTTTCCCCACCAACTCTTAAAGCGACTCCAGAACCATTTGATGAGTTAACATATGTAAGCCCTGATACATTCAAAGACCCATCAATGTCAGTATTATCAAGGTTAGTTGTACCACCTACGTCTAAATCGCCATTGAAGTCTACGTTGCCCGCAACAGTTAAAGTAGAGGCAAGATCAACAGCGCCGTCGATATCAACAACATCAAGGTTAGTTACGCCATCTACGTCTATGTCCCCAGAGATGTCTAGGCTTGCCGCAATGATCTCACCGCTTGCGTTGATAGCTCCGTTGATATCAATCGTTGTAGCCGCTATCTGAATCTCTGTGTCAGCGACTATATCTAACTGTCCATCAGTGCTTGAGTTGATGTAGATTGCAGAGTCTCTGAACTGAACCTTGTCGGTTGTAGTCAACTCTACGTTAGTTCCACTGGATGTATTGCTTAGTGCAAGTATTTCGGCAAGTGTATCAACCGTGTCTTGTTGTGCGTCTACATAGGCTTTAATGCTCTGCTGAGTCGCTAGAGCCGTTGCGCTGTTACCCGACATATCATCTTGGTCTAGGATGTCTGTGACGGTTACAGAGCCTGTGCCTGATATAGCATCAAATTCTATTGTGCCGTCTACATCTAGATCGCCGTTAAAGTCTACGTTGCCGCCTACTGTAAGAGTTGTAGCAATATCTACAGCACCATCAATGTCAACAACGTCAAGGTTGGTTGTTCCATCTACATCTAGGTCGCCATTAAAGTCTACATTGCCTGTAACAAGCAAAGTAGTCGCCATGTTTACTGCACCATCAATGTCTACAACATCAAGGTTTGTTGTTCCATCTACATCTAAGTCGCCGTTAAAGTCTACGTTACCCGCTACTGCAAGCGTTGTAGCCATATCTACAGCGCCATCAATGTCAACAACGTCAAGGTTAGTTGTTCCTGCTACATCTAAAGCGCCATCAATATCTACTGCGCCTGAGAAGTCACCTGTAGCCGCATCAAGCTCACCGCTCAATGTAATGTTGGTAGCTCCAGTAACTGCACCATTAAGTGCTACAGCACCATTAATATCTACAGTTGTGGCGGCTATTTGAATCTCAGTGTCTGCAACAATGTCTAGTTGTCCGTCAGCACTAGAGTTAATATAAATAGCTGAATCACGGAACTGTACTTTATCGTCAGTCGATACAGAAATGTCTGTACCCGCAGTAGTGTTGCTGAGTGCTAAGACTTCGCCGAATGTGTCTACAGTATCTTGCTGTGCATCTACGTAGGCTTTAATAGACTGTTGAGTTGCAAGGGCTGTAGCACTGTCGCCTGACATATTATCTTGATCTAAAATGTCCGTAACTGTAACTGATCCTGTACCGGATAGACCGTCAAACTCTATAATGCCATCTACATCTACGTTGCCTGTTACAGTTATGTTGCCACCGACTGTAAGGTTTCCTGTAGCTGTAAGGCTATCAATGTAAGCGTTCTTGAAACGCAAAGCATTTGTACCAAGGTCTACATCGCTATCAGTAACCGGATATACTACACCGTCTTCAATGCGTACTTGCTCAACGGCACTACTGCCTACTTGTACAAAAACGCTCCAACGGTTGTTAGTGCTGTCAACAACTATCTTGTTTAAGAAGTCTTGATCGCCAATTGTATGAATATTACCGCCTTCTCCTGCGCCTCCATCGTGTTGGTGTCCTGTTGTACCGCTACTAGCATACGCAAAAGATGCGACTAGTTGATTATATTCGGTATTAAAAAGTGAGGCTGTGATTGTATCGCCATCAGCAAAAGTGCTTTGTCTTGTATAGCTAGTGCCTGACATTAGTTATCTCCGTGTTGATGGCATATAATCTATATACATACCGTTTACTGAAAAAGGTGGGTTCTTATCATCTGTTCTTATTCTAAAGCTTACTGAGTATCCACCACCCTGTACTGCTTGGCGAACTAAAGGATCATTAGATGCCCCAAAAATAGTATTGCTAAACAGTGAAGTGCCAAAAATAGCGGGGGTAGGCACTGCTGTCATCGTATAGTCTAGTGGTTGAGGAACATCATCGTCCTCATAATCATATCGTACTCTTAGTACAGGCTCTGCAATACCTTCGGGACTAAACGAAAGCTTAACATAGCGCATGTTTTTTCGTGTTCCAAAGTCTCCAAAGTCATAGTTAGGTGTTTTATAAGTTGCACGTATATTAGATTCAACGCCTAAATGTACAAAAGAGTTTCCAACATCATGAGTATAAACATATCCTTCGCTATCTCCGTGGAATGTTTTTTCAGTGCCGTCTGCGCTAAAGCCAGAAGTAATTGCTCTTGCTTGGATACCAAATGTTTCTGACCATGCAAAGCCGCTAGAAGTTAAGGAACCTATAATGCCTTTAGATTCATTAGCGGCTTGAGTTGATGTTGTGTAAAAAATTCTGTATTGTGATTTTTGACGCAATACAACACTATCTACAATTAAAGTTGCAATGCTACTTGCTATTGTTTCAACAACACTTTGTATTTGTCTGCTTACTGAGCCTAACTCAACGTCACCAATACGTGCTGTACCTGCAATTGTTCTTACACCATCAGGACTTAAAAATACTAAGTCACCTGCAACTTCTTGAATTGTGTGTTTATCTAAACAACCTACGTTTTTAGTTACTGGTTGGACTGCAATAGACGCAGAATTATTAATATTTATAAGTTTATAAATACTGTTTTTACAAAATATTACAAGGTCAGAACGGAAGCCACGAACCCCTATTACTTTGTCATCTAGCTTAATGCTTCCTGCACCACTTCCTGAAAAACTAGTAATGTCGTCAGTAGCACTATAGTAAATTGTGTTAGGGTTATTAATATCTCCTGCAACTACTAAGTGTCTGTCGTGTACTGTGCAGGTTGTAGGAAACACAGAACCTGATACTGTTATTTCTTCGGCAAAATATGTTCTATTATTTAATGCTCCAGTGCCTGTCATTTTAAAATAGAAAGGTTTTGTAGCTGAAGACTCGTCAACTATAACAAGCTCGCCGTAAGTTGTATCGCCTTCGTATACTGCGAAACTACACTGCGATTGATTGGTTCTAGTTAGCGTTGAGCGGCCTGTAAAGGCTGTATAGTTATCACCGCCACCGGCAACGCTTGCTCTGTTAATCTGTAGCCATGTAGAACCCTCTAGCGTGAAAAAAATGTTTGTTCCTGAACAAGCTATTAAGCCATCAGCATAAACAAACAATCCTAAAATTGGGTTGTCGCCATTAGGGTTGCTGTTTCCAAATCTTTGAAAGCCGTTAACTCTACGATAACCGCCGTCTGTATCGACTTCAAAGTTTTCAAGGTCTGTTGCAAGCCCCGGCTGTGCTAACATTTCAAATTGGTTCAGGTTAGTATTTAAACCACCTTTGCACGATAAACCAAAAGGTTGTGAACCGGCCATACTATACGAATCTCATTCGGTCATCTTTCATATAAATAGGCGTTGGCCCCATAAGAATAAGTTTCATATTCTTTAAACCTTTTTTATAATCTTCGTTTGAAAATGCCGCCGCTTGAGCGTTGTCTTTAAATTGATGTACATAATATCGCGCTCTGTTTAATAGTACAGCAGAAAACGAATCAGGGAATACTAATACATCAGAGTATGCTGAAAGGGCTGTAGGCTGAACATAAGCAAAGAACCAAATTCTATATACTTTATCAGGGATAGCACTAAGCCCAAACTTTCTATTGTCAGGGCTTTTAATTACACGGCTAGGCGTACCATACTGTTGTGTGTCAGCATCGTCTAAGTTTTCACTAACTCTAAAAAAATCTTTCCATTCTTCAATTGTTGTAAATTTTAAATTGCGGCTTTCATACGGAGCAGTTTCTCCGGAAACACCGACTGTAGTTAAATAGAAATTGTCCCAATCTATATAATTATAATCTGTAGTGAGTGACGAGCTTGCAGGTTTTAGCTCATACCAACGAGTACCTGCTACTGTTTCAACAAATGTATTGCCGTACATAGGATCAGTTTCGCCACTTTCTTCTAAAGACAGAAAAGGCCATTGAGGTTCCTCGTTAACAATATCAAAATAAGCTCTATTAATAACGTCTTTTACGTGCGTCTGTATTCCTACGGAAGAAGAAAAAGAACTAGATGTAAGCTCTACTTCGTTTATTTCGCGTAAGATTTCATTCGCTAAAGTTAAAAAGGTTGTTGCCATGAGTTATTTCGCCTTTGTAGTTTTAGTAGGCTTGCCGAATATAGCATCCCAGTTATCATCAAATTTCTTTTTGTTTTCAGGCTTATACCAACTTCCTGTATCGCCTAATATCTTTCCTCTCTTCTTGCCTCTCATCATTACAGGCTTTGCATCGCTTCCTACTATAGCCATATTGTCCTCTCAAAGATCAGGGGGTTTTTACACCCCCATCTCTAATTACTTACTTAGTCAATACCGTAGAACGCAGATACTAATGCGTCTGGGCGTAGAACCTTAGCGCCGTATACGTGCAGTCCACGACAGATATCACCAAAGCTATCTGGGTCGCGTAGGACTTCAGTGCTTGTGATGGTCTGTGCAGTTGCAGTAGAGCTAATGTGTCCACATACTACTTGACCTGCCGCGTTGCTTGGAGCGGCGATGTTGTTAGACTTGTACATGTCAAATCCACGTAGCTTGCCAGAAGATACTAATCCGTTGCGGATTCCACCTTGACCGGCGTTGAAGTCAACAGACATCAACTTAGAGCTAGACTGAGATAGTTGCTCGTAAAAACTAGGTGGAGCTAAGAACCAACGACCTTCTTCTGGGATGCTTTGCTCGTCAAGTAGACGCGCCATGTGAGCCATCAAGTCAAGAGGGTCATGCTCGTTAGTACCGAAACCCAAATCCAAGTTACCAGTGCCGTCAAAAGTTCCTGCGGCTATGTCAGTAGCGTTGTCGCTACCAAGGATGTGGTTAGGGCTTGAAGCTGAAACGCCCGCAATAATCTTAGCAATTACGCCTTCGTCAAATGCGTCACGCAATGCGTAAGCGGCAGATGAAGATGCAACTTCTTTGAAATTTACGTGAGACATAGCAGTTTCGATATCATCAACTTTGAATTTAAATGCGTTAGCCACATCTACAATCAAAGTAGTTTCAACGTCAGTCAGCTTAGTCTGAGTTACGTCAGCACCACGCTCATATGAATATACAGTGATTTCTGGCTCTTTGATGATCTTTACAGAGTCACCAAAACCTGCGATTTCACCTGCATAGTCAGTGTTAGTAATTGCTTCTGCTACCGATGCTTTCCGGAAGAAGTTAAGAACCTTCTTAGAAAAGATTGAGGGCATAAAGAAGCTGTTAGTTTGACCGGAAACTGAGTTACCAAAGTTACCGTTAGTGTCTGTACTTTGCTCAAATAGAGCGTCTGAGGCGTTATAAGCCATTGTGTGTTACTCCTAAAAAAAGACAATAATATTTAATCTACTATTCTGCCTTCTATTATGGCTTGGTCAATATCACTTTCGTATTTATCAAATTGGGCCATAGACAGTTTAGCGATTTCCCGTTGTGACCAAATCTTTGGTTCTTTAGCATCTATTTGTGTTGTCCGTGTGGACACCATATCTGCCGCTGAAGATTTGGGGGCTTGTGATTTCTTTGCCTTCTGCTTACTTCCAATCTTAATACCATTTTCCATCTTATAAAGATCAATAGCTTTGATAGCTAATGAAACATTATTTGGGTTTTCGTAAATCCAACCTTGAATTGCTTCAGGTTGTTCCTTAGCCCATTCGTGAAACTTATCATCTCCGCGTATATCCTCAAAATCAGGATGTCTAGAACGCAATGTAGACTCTGCTTCTTTACGTTGGATGTTCAGTTCTCGTTCTTCAAGAACAGTCATCTTAGTTTTTAAAGCTTGTAGCTGTTGTTCGCTTTGTAAGTGTGCAACAGTTTCTACAGTTTCATATAGATCAGGGTACTGCTCTCTAAAGTTTTCAAGTTCTTCAGTGGTCTTAGGCGGGGCATACGCATGTTGCGTCTCTTGTGCCATCGCGGTAAGCTCTAATTCTTTTTGCTTAAAAGATGCTATCTTCTGATCGTAGTGTTTCTTTAGATCGTCGTATCGTTTTTTATAATTAGTTCTTCCTTTAGAAGTTGGCTCTTCTTGTTCAGGGGCCGCTTCGCGGGTAGCCTGTGGAGAGTCTTCTTCAAAGAAAAGCGCATCTGCTTTACCTCTACTTGGGGCATCTGGTGTGTGCCAAGCCTTCTTAGAGTTATACGGATTCGCAGTTGGTTCTTCAATTTGTTCATTAGCAGTTGACATATTAATCACACTCCTGTTGGGGCTTGCTAGTCTTTCAAGGTGGCTGTGCTGTTCGCGTTTACAGTACAGGGTCTTGATACTTCAAGGTGGCCTCTAGGTAAAATTTGATAAGGGGTCTAGTTAAAGAGTAGCCTTATCCCTTGTTAGTGCTTGGCATTCTATCTGCGTTTACCATCCTTGATCGAACAAGAGAAGCTTCTTCTTCTTCTTCAATTTCGGGTGCGTCATCGCTAGTTAGTCCTCCAAACGCTTTCTTCATTAAACCACCGTCATAGGCTTTTTCAGCTTCGTCCATCATAGTTTGTAGCTGATCAGCGCCCATTTGATCGGTAGCCTTCTTGGTGAAAACAAATTCACCATCCGATAACCTTGCGGGAATCGAATCTGATACTCCAGTGCCAAGGCCAGATACTTCGCCTTCACCGGAAAACTCTCCTGCAACATCCATAACCTTATCAAAGATGCCGCTTAGACGTTCGTCAGTTTCTAGAACGCCCATTAAATATTCTTGTTCTTCCATGTCTAAAGACTCTTCTAGTACATAACTAGTATAGTCCTCTTCCATCTCATCGTCTGGAAGCTGTGAAGCTTCTGCCGCTTCTTTCTCATCTTCAGGGATGTTGTCGTATGTGTCCACTGGCATCTCGTCTTCCATTTCCATTTCAGGTGGAACGAGCATAGAGCCTCCTTCAGCCTTTTTAGTTTTTGTATATGTTACATCAGAGTTATTCTCAGCGGCTAAAGCAACTTTAACAGGGTATGTTTTTCCCTCGTCATCTGTAAACTCAAAAACATCTAAGCCTTCTTTTTGTGCAGACGCAAATTCTTTTTGAAATCTATTTTGCGTGGGCTTAGTAAGCTTATCGTAAGCTTCCTTCCCGCCAAACGCAGTTATGGCCCCTGCTATCCCTGCTTTCATTTGTCCTTTTTTATAGGTTTTAGTAGCTTTCATAGGTGCTGAAGTCATAGCTATGCTTTCAGTATCACCACGTAAAAGACTTGTAAACATTGAATCTATATCACGAGGGCCGCCACCGCCAACACCATAATTTTCCACGTATCTTAAATCTTTTACTTCTTGTATATCGTCAGCTATTTCTTTTTCAAGGTTGGGATTTTCTTTTTTAACATCGTCTACAGCTTTTTGTATTTTAGCCCTAGTTGGTTTTTTACCAGACTTGGTTGTTTTACCAAGAGCTTTTGCAACTAAAGAAAATACTCTACCACCTACACTATACTCTTCACGCTCAGGAGAACTTAACATAGAGCCGCCAGACATTTTTCCTTGTCTTTGATTTTCTTTAAATCTTTTGTCAGCTTCATCTAAATCACGATCCATTTTGTCTTGATCTAACTTTCGCTGATGGTCTTCGGCTTCTTCATCTGACATAAACATATCAGGATCAAGTTCTTCTTCAAGCTCATCAACTGTCGTATTTTTAGCTTTAACTAGCTTACCGTCAGAATACTTCGCTCTGCCGCCATACATCTTGCCTTGTCTTTCTTCCATTTGCATTCTGTAGCGTTTGTCATCCATAGATTCTTTCATTTCTCAATCCTCAATTCTTTGTTTAGCTTCGCGTATTTGATCTTTTAGTTGTAACAAATTAACCAGAGAACTCACTCTCCCCTGCTTGCGGTACATTTCCAGTTCCGATGTTGCCACCGCCAGTGCCTGTAGCTCCAAGTTCTTGAGGCTGTTGAGATGCTCCTTGAGGGCCTCCCATAGCTCCTTGTTGCTCGTTAGGGGCGACAGCTTCGCCGCCAGTTGCTTGTCCAACATTTTGCGCTCCTATTATTTGTGCCATCATCGCGGCTTCTTCAGGATCATTGAGGATTTCATCTGGGTCTAAGTCTAGGCTGTAGGCCAACTCACTTACAATTTTAGAAATCTTAACAAACGGTGCGATAGCAGGGTTCTGTGCAGTCTGTAAGAACATTGTCAACCGCTGACTACGTACTTCTTTTTGCATAAGGCTGTTAGTACCCATTGCATTTATTTCTAGGTCGCCTTCAATGTTTAGGTCGCCTTCAAAGAATTGCATGTTCCATTGATAGTATGATCTTCCTAGTGGTCTAAGAAGAAAATCATCAATGTTTTTTACTACTGTTTTGATATTGAGGCTTGCCGCACCTAGAAGCATAGACATACCAGAAGCAGTACGAGTCATGCTCTGTACGCCTGTCTGTCCATGCGAGTAACTAGGTATTCCTGTCTGCTCATCTGCAAGCTGACGGAACTTGTCAAACATCATCATGTTTTCTTGAGAGGTGTTAGGAAATTTAAGCCCATGAATCGCTTGACCTTGCATTCCCGCTTGTCTGCGGAACACTTTTCCCGGATATATTTCCATTGATTGTCCACCAACCAACGCAGACTCGTCAACGTCAAAGACTAATGAACCACTCAATGCTAAGTTGTCGATTGCCATACGTGCATGACCATTCATTATTTGCTGAGAGTCGTCCATATTTTCAGCAACGCCAATACCAAAGAAAGAGTAAGGATTACGCTCGTAAGGAAAGGCATTGTATGGTAGTCTGTAAGGTGTAAATGGGTTAACAACCCCACGTAGCAACTTACCATTACTAATCCAAGCATTAACTTGTACTTCATCTAAATCATCGACCTCATCTGGAAGTTCCATTCCCGCTTCACGAGCATATTGTGCGTCCATTACGCCCCAATACTCTAGAACCTCAAAAAGACCATCGCCATACTCTTCGGTGCGATGATCGTCTTTTAATTCAGCCTCATAATCTTTTTCGACGTAGTTTGAACCCATGCCTAAGCATTCACGAATCTGATCTTTGTTGAAGTGAGGCAGTTTTGCTAGACCTCTAAGCTGTGAGCGGTTCATTTTGTGGCGGTGAAAAGTATACTCGCAATCTTCCATCGTTGTTGCGTTAGGGTCTGGGAAAAAGTCCCAAATACTTACAAACTCAATGCGCGGTACGCGTACAGATAACGGATTATAACTTCTTTCGCCTGTCTCTTCGTCTTTTTCCCACCGACTAAGCGTTTTATTGTAGTTAAATGGGCCTTTGACTACTCCAGTTCCAAACAATGCAGACTCAAACAACGCATTACGCAGTTCAGAAGAGCCATTAGACTCCTCAATCTGATCATGTATTAATCTTTGCATCATTCTTGCCGCATCTTTAGCGGGTGCAAGCTGTAAAGCCTGTGGGTCAGGGTTAGGGCCGTTTTTAAATTTAACATCTGCGTCTTCTAAAGCATTTTCAAGGGCTGTTTCGCCTGATGAAAAGGTAGCTCCCGCTTTTAAAACCTTACCATCGCCTTCATAGCCTACGTCAAAAGGATTTACAGCTTCTTCCGGCTCTTCTGGTTTTTCTTTAGCAGGAGAGCTTTCAATACTGGGAGCATTATCTAAATGCTTGTAAGTCGGAACGCCTTCAGGAACGCCTGTTTCTTTAACACCTATTGGAAATTGTCCTGTGCCAAACATAACATCTACAAGTTGACCAAAAGCCGCAATAACTTTAGTCTTAGTTACTTTGATAAAGACTCTGGACTTTTCTGATTCGCGGAAGCGTACATTCTTAGGATATAATCCACGGAAATTGTGATACGCTTGGAGCCATCGAGCTTCATCATGCTCTCTAGCTCTTTCTGCTTGTTCAAAACGATCTTCGACCAAGCCTACAAATTTAAGACGTACAGATTCTTCAAGCGTCAAGTCAAGACCACTCTCACCTTCTACTGGTGCAAAGTAAATTTCACCTGCGTTTCCGAATAAACCGTTCTCTTCTTCACTCATGTATTCTTCCTTTAAAAACCTGCCGTCATCGTTAGAATTAGGCAGGTGTTAAACTTAAATTGCTTATAGAGCTTGGAACTGAACGATGTACTTAACAGTTGTAGCCGCTGTAGCTAGGTCTGCTCCGATTGGAGTTAGTCGAGCGTGTAGAGTACGGTCAGCGGCACTGTATAAAGTGCTTGCAATTACAATAGCCTCTGAAGTAGCGGGGCCGCCTACAACACCTGCGGTTACTGAAGTGCTTACAAAAGCGTTAGCTCCGTGGCCGTGAGAATCTTTAATAAGATACAAAGGAGCTTTAGCCGCCCAAGTTACAGCAGAACCACCGTCATCTAGGATAGCTTCAGTAGCGATAATCTGTCCACCACCTGCGGCTGTTCCTAAACTAAAGTCTACGTCATTACCACTTGTACCACCTGTTACGATGTTTCCGGCAGGGATAGCAATCAAGTTGCGGATAATAGTTCCTGCGGGTTGAGTAAAGCTAACGTCAGTATTAGTGTCATCAGTTACTGCAATTGTTGCTGTGGTTACTGTTACTTCTGCACCTGCTCGTGCTGAAAGTCTACGAACATCTGATGCTATCGCCGCATCGTTTACGTCTTTGCGAATGTTTACTATGCCTGTTGGGGTTGACATGAGGGTATCTCCTATTAAATTTATTTAGTATCCAAATGTTGAGTCCACTGGAGCATAACTTCTTTCTCTGTGGAACTGTCTCATTTGGTTCAATGTGTCGTTTATACGTGGTCTAGACATTATCAGATAACGTAGTGCATCGTATGCGTGATCTGGTGCATGTGTATCTACGTCTTCTGGGTTGCGTTTATCCAGAGGAATACTTTGTAGTTCGCGTATCAGGTTAGGGCATGTATTAAATAGTTGTATTCTGGGCCTACCGCTTTGCATGACTTTTAAGTATTCGTGGATTTGAATCTTTCCTTGTATCCTATTCTTATCTGCTCTCCTGAGCTTGTGTCCTGCTCTCTGAAGCGTTTCTCCAATTGTTGGGCCTGTAGTACCTGTTCGGCTCCAACACGCTGTATCAAGCACTCCTTGCACTGAGAAGGGGTCTGGTGCTTCCATCTCAGTTATCATCTCTGCAAGCTCTGTACCTAACAAGCCTTTACGGTACAACTCACGATAGATAATTAAAGTACCATCACTAGGATCAACTGCTCCCCAGATACAAGCACTCTCTGATGCATAACCGTAGTCAATTCCTTTAACCCTTTCCCAATGTACTGGTATTTCAAAAGGCGTAATAACATGTAACTGCGGAACAAACTCTGTAAAGGCCGCACCTTCTGCAACATCCCAGTTTCCTTCTAGGAGTTGCTGACGCTGTGTAGGCGGTAAAGCCTGTAGCATCTTTTCGTATCGTCCATCTTTTGCTAGGAAAGGATTATCCTGTAGCCTAGCGGGTATAAACTTCCGTGTTAAGCCATCATGTCCTATGAAAGACTCGTGAGAAGGCGCAGGATCAATGTAACGCTTCTTTACCCATGTTGCCCCAGAACCGCCGGGATTTGCAGTACAACGCATATATGGCGTTATCTCGCTATCGGTTGTACGTAGCCGCGAAGCTAGGTAGTTCCAAGCAAACTCTGTAGGCAAATGAGTAATCTCATCAAAACCTATCCAACTATATGCTTGTCCCTGATACCGATATACGTCTGCATCACGCTCCAAGAATCCAAACTCTATCTTTGCACCGCTTGGAAAGTTCCAAAGCTTCTCCACTTCCTTGTACTTACAGCCGGGAAAAGCTTTGGGGTACAACTCTCTACTTTTGTCTATAAGCTCTCGTAATTCTGGCATCGAGCGTCTTATGATTAGACCTCTGTGAGCGGGTCTGTGGGCGTAACGTAATGGGTCTACTAGCATGGCGTAGGACTTACCGCCTCCTGCCGCACCGCCGTAGAGTACATCTGTCTCTCCTGCGGCTAAGAAGTCTTCTTGTGGGCCTTCGTTGGCCTTGAAGATAACCTCTTCTTGTGCTTCAGCGGCTAAGGCATTAGGTATGGAGGCTAGTTCTACATCTTCAATGATGGTTGAGCTTCCAGTTCCTTCTAGCTTGTTAAGAGTCTTTTTGGTTGTGCCGATAGACTTTTTGTAATTCTCAACTTTAGCCTGTGCCGCTTTTAATTTCTTTTGTTTTTCTCTGACGCTTTTCTTTGCGTCCATCTTTGCTTTAGTTTCTGAGTGGAAAGTGTAACCACGCCCCTTAGACCCTTTAGCTCTACCTGCTTTCTTACGCGGAGTACCGTCGACTTTAAGTATAAACTCACCGTCGTCATCCTTTGCATAGTTGTCAGGATTAACATCCCAATCATTCTGCATGTTTATCTGCTATCTTCTTTAAGCCCATGTGCGATAACTTGCGGCCTGTCATGCTTTCGAGGTACATACTTCCTTCGCGCAAACTCAAAGCCTTGTCCTTAATCATCGGGACTATCTTTTCTAAAGCTTCTAGTTGCTCAGGTACTGGAGTCAACAACTCTGCGTTAGTCTCACTGAGGGTATAACCAAAAGGAATAGTGCTACTAGACCTCCTCATAGTTACCTTCTATTACTGTTTCGTTCTTAGCGGGGAGTATAAATAAACCTCCGGCAGTATTAACGGTCACATCTAGTCTTTCTGTCTTGCCTAAGCCTACACGGTCTAGGATGGTCTGTGCGGCCTGTATACGCATGTTAGCTTGCGGTATAGGTTCTGCACTGTCCATGATGTGTACGAGCTTTAGAGCGGCTTTAGGGGCGCTCTGCGCTAAGATATTTGTAGCTAAGTCTAGTATCTCAGTCTTTAAACTTTTAACAACACTATTAAGGCTTGTGGGTGCATAACCTGCTACTTCTCCTGCAAGCTTTGTATCACCATTACAGGTAACTAGGCTATCAAGAAATGTCTGTTGTTTTGTTGTTAGTTCTTTATTATTACTCATGTACTCTATTATACTGCGATCTGAGCATTTGTCAAGCTTTATTTTGCATTTAGTTAAAATAAATGTAAGAAATAACTTGACAAAATGCCAATATCGCAGTATAATAGATATTAAGCCCTCGGGGTTATATAGCCTATATCGCCCCTACTACCTACCTTGTCTACATCCCCCTTTTTAGTAGAAAGAAAAAAGAAAAGAAAGAAACTTCCCTTTTGTTTCCTCCCCTCTGTAGAGTCTTTGAAGCCCCGCCGCTATCTGGTATACAACTCAATTAGCCTGTAAAATGTATA